TTGGCGCCAGAACAGCTGAAACAGAAGCGCAAGCTGATCGTGTTCAAGAGTTCATGAACTTTTACATTATGAATGTCATGCAGGAATACGATCCTGAGTTAGACATGCTTTTGTTTTATTTACCGCTTGCAGGGTCTGCGTTTAAAAAAGTTTATTTTGACACTGTTCTTAACAAGGCAGTTGCTAAGTTTATATCTCCAGAAGATTTAATTGTTCCTTACGAGGCTTCAGATTTAAGCAGCGCGGAAAGAATCACGCACGCTATTAACATGTCGCGTAACGAAATTAAAAAACAACAGCTATCTGGTTTTTATGCAAATGTTGATATTACAGAAAACTCTTACGAAGCTGATGAGTCAGATGTACAAAAAGAAATAGATGAAATAGAAGGCCTTGGTCCGTCTTATGCTGAAGACAGAGATCACACTGTTTATGAAGTACACACGATATTAGACTTAAAAGGATTTGAGGACGTTGGCGAGGATGGAGAACCAACAGGCTTGAAGCTGCCTTACATCGTCACAATCGACGAGTCTTCGCAGACTGTTTTATCTATTCGTAGAAATTACAACGAAGCAGATCAATATAAAAACAAAATCAACTATTTTGTTCAGTACAAGTTTTTGCCCGGATTAGGATTTTATGGCTTAGGACTAAGCCATATGATTGGCGGTTTGTCCAAAGCCTCGACATCGATACTACGGCAGTTGATCGATGCGGGTACTTTGGCGAACCTTCCAGCCGGTTTTAAAGCGCGAGGTATGCGGATTAGGGATGAGGACGAGCCTTTACAGCCCGGAGAGTTCCGCGACATTGACACTACAGGCGGAAATCTTAGAGAAAACCTTATTCCGCTACCTATTAAAGAGCCAAGCAATGTATTGATGCAGCTGCTTGGCCTTCTGGTTGACTCTGGCAAACGCTTTGCAGCAATCGCGGACACCAACATTGGCGATATGAACCAAGCCATGCCCGTTGGGACAACGGTTGCTCTTCTAGAGCGTGGAACCAAAGTCATGAGTGCGATCCATAAAAGATTGCACTATGCACAGAGGATTGAGTTCCAATTGCTGTCTAAGGTCTTTGCTGATTATCTGCCTCCAGAATACGCTTATGAAACTGGAACTGGCCCTAGAGAAATAAAACAAGGCGATTTCGATGAACGCATAGATGTCATTCCAGTATCAGACCCAAACATCTTCTCGCAATCGCAACGCATCACGCTCGCACAAGAGCTGTTGCAGATGGTGCAGTCTAATCCACAGGTGCATGGGCCAAACGGCATATACGAAGCATATCGTCGTATGTATGCAGCGTTAGGAATTGATAACGTCGAAAGTTTATTGCAAGCGCCGCCTGACACCACGCCTAAACCAATTGATGCTGGTTTAGAAAACGCTGGGTTCCTTATGGGCCAACCTGCTCAGGCGTTTGAGGGTCAGAACCATAGGGCGCATGTGGACGCACACAGGGCTTTGTTTTTAACTCAGGTAGTAAAAGAGAACCCGCAACTGCAATCTTTAATCATCAGTCACATCATGCAGCATTTGCAGTTCCTTGCTTCTGAGTTG